TTAAAGGTAAGATGCATTTCCTTATTGAGGGTATCCCTCAAATGCGCTTACTTAACACCCCTTTACGTTATGAGATGGGTGTATTGATCCTAACATGCAAGGGAGTCTATTACGACTCCATATTACATTATGGTGACTGTGGCTCAATTATTGTCTGCGCCGACCAGCTTAATAGACCACGCATCATTGGTATGCATGTAGCTGGTGATCCTACTAAGGGTAAGGGTAGACGATACGCATCATTGATTAAGAGAGAGCATATTATAAAGGCTTATAATTTCTTTTGTTTACCTGTTCCTCAGGCCAATGGTGGTGTTGATGTAACCATTGAGCACCTCAAAGAAATTAATGCTTTCAAAGACATTCCTAAGGGGCAGACCAAGGGCTTTCCCTCTGGTTTCTCCGAATTTCTTAAACCAGCAGCTGTTATTGGTCTATGTGCAGCTGCTTACCATGGTGCATCTTTTATGAAGTCAAAGATAACGCCTTCTGTTATTGCTGATGATATGGCAAAACTTGGTATTGAAAGCGGACGAGCTCCTGCCATCTTGGACGATAGGGATCCACGGAATAAATTAAGGATAGAGCCATCATGTGTTGCTGTGAATAAATATTTAACTGAACCATGCTCTATACAAAAAGAGGATATTAAATTAGTCGCATCGCATCTTTCAGCAAAGATGTTACCACTGGAAGGCGATTTACCGAGAAGAGTTTTAGATATTAATAGGGCTCTTAACGGTTATGATAAGACCAATTTTGATAAAATAGACCGGGATACTTCCCCGGGTGAACCATGGGTTGCTAAGTTCCATGGCAAAGGTAAACATAACATTATCACTGAATATCCGTATGAATGGAAACAAGAAGATGTTAAGTTTGCTACACTACAAAGAATAGCATGTTACCGTAATGGTATCAGCTATCCTACAACTACAGTGACCTTCCCCAAGGATGAATTAAAATCTCACAAGAAGGTCAAAGAGGTGAATACTAGAACAATAGAATGTTTACCTATGGATCTAACCCTTGCAACAAGAATGTATTTTGGTGCTTGGATTTCTATGTTATATAGGAACAACGCCAAATTGAGCTGTCAAGGAGGTTTGGATCCAAATTCGCCACTTTGGGGGGATCAAGCGCGCCGCTTGCTCTCAAAGGGAAACAAATTTGTAGCAGGTGACTACAAGAATTTTGACGGAAAACCTTCAGCCATGATGATTGACTCAATAGTTTGGGCAATTAATAATTGGTATGATGATGGACCATCCAATGCCCGAGTAAGACACATGATAGTCCGTGAGTCTTATGAAAGAATAACCATTGTAAATGGCTTCTTTGTACAGTTAGACCATGGTATACCTTCGGGTTTTGCTCTCACCATGTCCCTTAACTCATGTCTAAATGACTTATATAAGGGCTGCGCATGGATTAATA